CACGGCATGACCATCGAAGCCTACAAGAGCTATAAGGCGCTGGAGGCGGAGGCGGAGCAGGCCAGGGCGCAGCGGCAGCAGAACGAGCAGCAGATGTACTACCAGAACCACCTGCGCAAGCTGGTGGAACAGGCGGAGCAGCTGAAGCAGACCATTCCGGACCTGAACCTGCAAAAGGAGCTGGAGAATCCAAACTTCCGCAGAATGGTGGATCCGAGCGTGGGGCTGAGCGTGGAGGATGCATATTATGCAGTGCACCATGCAGAGATTGGTCCAAAGGCTGTGATGGCAGGCGTGCAGCACGCACAGCGGCAGATTGCACAGAGCCTGCAGGCCAACGCCGGGCGCCCCGTTGAGGGAGCCATGACGGGCAACCAGGCCGCGGCACACATCGGGATTGACATCAGGAGCATGACGCGGGAGCAAAGACGGCAGCTAACCGAGGATATGCGAAGACGAAAAGCAAGGGGTGAGAGAGTCACCCTTGACTGACAAGGAGGGAAAGACATGATTCCTAACCAGTATGTGATGGGTTTCATGGCGTCTTTTGTACTGGACCTGCAGCTGTTTGCGGACGCCGGCACGCTGGTGAACGCCACCGGGCGATATCAGAACGCCTATGATGCCACCAGCTACCAGGCTTTTACAAGCTCCAGCACGCTGGCGCCCACCATGAAAACCTACTATGAGCAGGAGCTGCTCGATAATTCCAGAGATAAACTGATTTATGGCCAGCTGGGCAAGAAATACGCACTGCCTGCGCACCATGGCAAGGTGATCGAATGGAGGAAATGGAACACGCTGCCCCGCCTGGCGGAGCTGACCGAGGGCGTTATCCCCACCGGCCAGAAGCTCGGAATGACCGCGCTGAATGTTGAGCTGCATCAGTACGGCGAATATGTGGCTGTGACGGACCAGCTGGATCTGTTTGCGTATGATGATGTTATCCAGGGGGCTTCCGAAGAACTGGGCGCGGCCAGCGGCGAGACGGAAGAAATCCTCATCCGCGATGTGCTGGCGGCCAATGCCAACATCCTGTATGCGGACGCCTACAGCGGAGATACCTACCAGAGCACGCCCGCGAACGTAGCGGCCCTGCAGACCGCGCTGGCCACCTACAAGTGCAATGTGACGCCGGACATGATCAACAAGGCGGCCACAAACCTGAAGGTGGGCAAGGCTCCCACATTCTCCGGCAACATGTATGTTTGCGTGATCCATCCTCACTGCACGTATGACCTGCGCAAGCATCCGGACTGGCGTGCACCTCACGAATACTGCCGACCTGAAGAGATCTTCAACGGTGAGATTGGTGAGCTGCATGGTGTGCGCTTTGTTGAAAGCAACCTGGCACCCATCATCAAGGGCACGAACGACACCTACGCCACCTATAAGACCATGGTGTTCGGTAAGGACGCTTTCGGCATTCCTGACCCCGAAGGCGCCAGCGATGGCATCATCGTGAAGACCAAAGAGCAGGTTGGCGGACCTCTGAACCAGTTTAGCACCATCGGCACCAAGAAGTATGTTGCAGCCAGGATCCTGTACCCTGAGCGGATCTGCACGATCTGGAGCGGCAGCAGCTACAGCAGCGTGGACACTGCCAACTAAGCAAAGCAGGACCCGCGCGGGGAGATTCTCCGCGCGGGCATCCTGATTGATAAGGATCGCCCACTGACGGGCAGAAAGGAAACAGTATATGTCTACCAAGAAGACGGCCCCTGTGGCGGAAGACACCAACGAAGTGATGCAGGAGGAAACGCAGAATGAAGAAGCTGTAACAGAGACGGCCAAGCCTGAAGCGGAAGCAGCGCCGGAACGCGTGGACCCCTGGAAGGAACAGGTGCCTGTATTTGTGCCCCGTGCGCGGGCGAGTGAGGACCAGAACGCTTATGTATGCGTGAATGACAGGAGGTTCTCCGTGCCTCGCAACGGCAAGACGCAGATGCTGCCGCAGCCTATCGCGGAGGCGCTGCAGACCAGCATCGAGGCGGAGTATAAGGCGGAGGAATACGCCGAGAACATCCGCGTGCATGAGCCGGGCGTGGGGCCGATTGCTTAATAAATTGGTTAATTATTCCGGGCAAACCCGGAAACGAAGCGGGGGAAGCCCCGCTTATTTTAATATCTGGCCAAATTCTAAAATAAAGGAGGGCCTTATTTTGACGATACAGGAAGCGCTGGACCGCGTGGATCTGATGCGGCCAAACAGCATGCGGAAAGAGTTTAAGATTGCAGCGCTGAGTGAGATTGACGGCCTGATTTACAGGGAGATTATCAGCCGGCACTACAAGCTGGAGGACGAGGAGGAAACCGAGCTGCCGGAGTACACCGAGGACACGGAGCCTGGCACGGTGCTGCTGGCGCCATTCCCCTATGACGAGATCTACACCTATTGGCTGTGCTGCAAGGTGGATTTCCAGAACCTTGAAATGGACAAGTACAACAACGACAGGGAGCTTTTCAATAACGCATACGACACCCTGAGCGACTACTGGACCCGGACGCACATGCCAAAGCAGCGCAACCGGGAGCTGCACATTTAAGGAAGGAGGCGGGGAAATGCACCTGCCACAGCTGGCCCCTACGCAGCAGCGCACCCTGATGACCACCGTATTCATGGGATATAACCATGGGAACGCACTGCAGGACGGGGAAATGTATGACATGGAGAACCTGAGCAGCAGGAGCTATCCCCTGCTGGACCAGCGGCCAAGGCGAGCCATTATGCAGCCGGCGGGCAGCGGGATGCTGAGAGGCGTGCAGGGCCGGGAAAAGCTGGTGATGATTCGCGGCAGCCGCGTATACTACAATAACAGCCAGGTGATCGGGATCACCGTATCCACAACGGCGAGCATGATGCCGAAGCAGATTGTGAGCATGGGCGCGTATGTGACCATCTGGCCAGACAAAGTGTATTTTAACACGGCAGACACCAGCGACTGTGGGAACATGGCGAGATACAGCCTTTTTGATGAAACCGGAGGGGAGCTGACCATGTGCCGGCTGGACGGGACGGACTACGACCAGACAGCAATCACCAGCAGTGACACGCCGCCGGCGAACCCTTCTGCCGGTGACTACTGGATGGACACCAGCGGAGACACCCATAAGCTGAAGCAGTATTCAAGCGCGGGCGAGTGGGTGGAGATTGCCACAACCTATGTGAAAATTTCCAAGACCGGCATCGGGGAGAAACTGAGCACCTACGATGTGGTGACGATCAAGAACCTGGTGCACTATAAAGACCAGACTGTTGCACCAGAGAAGCTGGATCCGCAGGTGGAAGCGCTGAACGGGGACAAGATTGTTTATGGTGTGGGGACGAACTACATCATTATTGCCGGGATTATTGACCAGGCGATTTCACTTTATGCGGGGAGCGCACATTATTTCCAGGTGAACCGGAGCGTACCGGACATGGACTACGTATGCGAGAGCAATAACAGGCTGTGGGGCTGCCGGTACGGCATGCATGATGGCAAATTCCTGAACGAGATACGGGCATGCAAGCTGGGAGATTTTAAAAACTGGAATGTGTTCATGGGCCTGAGCACCGACAGCTATGCCGTGAATGTGGGCAGCGATGGACCTTTCACAGGCGCTGTGGCGCAGCGCGGCAATCCGGTCTTTTTCAAAGAGAACTGCATCCACAGGATCAGCGGCAGCTCTCCGAGCAGCTATGCTACCAGCGTGATCAATGTTCGCGGCATCCAGGATGGCAGCTGGCGCAGCGCTGTGGTCATTGATGAAAACATCTTTTACAAGAGCCGGGAAGGCGTTGACTACTTTGATGGCAGCATGGCCTATTCCATCAGCGAGGCGCTGGGAGAGATTCAGTACAGCGATGCGCGAGCGGGCGTGCTGAATGGGAAGTATTACATCAGCATGAAGGATCCGCACGATGAATGGAGCCTGTTTGTGTTCGACACCAAGCAGCGGCTGTGGCATCGGGAGGACAACCTGCAGGTGATGGGCTTCGGAACCGTGAACGGGGAGCTTTACGCCATTGACGAAGGCGAGGACCGGATGCTGATGCTCACTGGCGATAACCCGGACGGCTGGACAGCTGAGATGGAGGAGGACATTGAATGGCGGGCCATTTTCCGGCTGGAGGGCATGGACTATGTTGGCAGGAAGTATCTGGGCCGGTTCAACCTGCGGA